TCTTCAATATCATCTAAACTTAAATGATCTTCAAAGGTTCTTAGTATTGTTTCAGCAAATTCAACTCTATCCTTTTTTGGGACATGTACTTTTACAATATCCCAAAGTTCGTCAAGAAGTGCTACTTCAGGACTCATCTGCATATTCCTCCAAGGTTGGTTCAAAATCAGCAGGGTCTGCATCAACTACTTCAACAGTATCAGCGTTTGGATTTTGACCCCACTCGTCTATAATTACCTGAAGCTTTTCAGAAGTCCAGCCTTTTCTGAACTCTTTGATAATCTCACCAGTTACAGGAGAAGTATATGCAAGCCTGTTGCCTTCCTTAACAAGAATGCCCTTGGCCTCAAAGAGATCAAGCGCACCACTGTATGGATTCATACCCGACTCATACGGAATCTTGATTTGTACGCTTTCAAACGGCTTGCTGTAACGTGACTTAACTACCTTACATGCACTACGAATACCACGTACTTCAGAAATCTTGTTTCCGTCGTCGTCTTCCTTGAGCTTGAGCTTACGCATGGCAACAACAATACTTGATGCATATACGAAGCCTTGTCCGCCGGAGATCTTGTCGTCTGGATCAAACATATCCTGGCTAGCATATGTGTGATTGGTTGCAACGAGACCAATTGGATATGGGGCAAGCATGTTGACAGTATTACGCACAAGTGCAGTAAGTGCCTTTGGCTTACGTCCCATGTCGCCTTTCATGTCGCCCTTCTGAAACTGATCAACGTCAGTTGGAGTAAGCAACATACCCAAGGAGTCAATGACAAACAATAACTTGGGCATTTCTTCGTATGCAAGACCGCCGTAATTAGACTTGTAATCTTTCATAAAGTCAGAAATAGCCTTAGCAACATCATCGATCATACTAACACTGATACGAAGTAGTTTGTCTGGACTAGTGTCAACGTCTAACGCTTTAAGCCATTCTTCGTCGAGTGCGTTCTCAGAGTCAAAAAGAACTACTTGGCATCCTGATTGCTGTGCATGTCGCACAATATTACCGGAACAGATAAAACTTTTACCCGAACCTGATTCACCTGCAAACACACTAACCTTACCCAACGGAATACCCTTATTAAAGTCTCCACTGATAAGATAGTTTAGTGTGTAGTTACCGGTACTGATCCAATCACGTGGATCGTGAAATCCTGCACTGATGCCGGAGATGCTTTTAGTAAGACCAGTACGAAACTTGGTCAAGTCAAATGGTTTTTGCATGTATCTGCTCCTTAACCGTTGTTACGAGCACGAATCATTGCAAGAATGTCATCTGCTGACTTTTTTGCTGTACCGCTTTCTGCTGTGAGTGCAGGACCTGGCTGTGGTTCCGGTGCTGCACTAGCTGCTGGTTCGTCTGTGTCAAACGGAGCAACATCATTTTCTACTACTGGAGCAGGAGCAACTTTAGGTGCTGCGGCTGGAGCGGAAGCCTTCTGAAGTGTAGGACTCGCTGCACCGGATGGTGCTTCTACGCCATATGGCTTATAGAAGTTAGCCCAACGAGCAGGATCGTACAAGTCACCATTCACACTTGCTTCAAACATTTCTGCAATAGCAGTGTAATGTTCAGCAGTTGGACGAGCTGGGAGGAAGTCATTAAGATTAAACAACCCGTGCGTATCAATTGCAGCAAGTTCTGTTTCTTCTAGACTACGTTCCTTACGAGCCCACTTACTAGTGCTGTAGTCTGCATACTGGCCCTTAGTGGTCTTTGAAAGACGGAAGTCAGTACCGTTGAGATAGTCAGTTGGAATATTTTCCATATCTGGATCCATCAGCGCACTCTTAATGATGTTAAAGATCTGCGGACCAATCACGAATCGACGAATCGGGTTGCTGGGCGAGTCTTCATTAAGTGGATTTTCTGTTACGAAGCCCTGGAAGATATATGACTTCTTCTTCCAGTATTTGCGGCCCATATCTTCAAGTGAAGGATCCTTAAACCAAGGACGGACTTCAGTGAGGATAGGGCAGTTGTCGCCATACATTTCACCGCATGGTACTTGGATAGTAACAGGCTTGTTTTCGCCACCCTTTACGCCAGGGAAGGTTAAACGAATCATCTGACGTTCGACCCAAAAGAAATCATTCTTTGAATCACCGTCCGGGAGGAAACGAAATGTTGCTGAAGCGCCTTCGTCAATGTTCCAGAATGGATAAATTGCGTTATCGCTTTGGGTTTGGGAATTGGAACCTGGTTTTGATTCCATTGCTGCGAGCTTTGCTCGGATATCTGCTAATGAGGCCATAATATTTCTCCTTTGCCATATGTGCCATGTTTGTTCTTTATATAAGAACTTTTTTAAGTATAGTGCCTAGATAGGAAAAAGTCAAGAACTTTTTTCTAACAATTTTATTTATCATACAGAACAAAAAGCCCCGTATAATGTTACTTATACAGGGCTCTATAGTTTACTTATTTTTTTGATTAAAGATTTGTTTCAACTGTAAACTGGTCTAAGAACCTTTCGTACTGTTCCGATTCCGAAACACTTGCAGGTGTTTTGATTTTTGCTTCAGTTGCACACAGTAAGCAACTCTTAACAGTGGTGTACTCAAATTTATTAAGTGATCCGCCTGCTGTTAGTTTTTTGCTAATGTTTTGTAGGTAGGTGCCGAGCACTGGATTCTGTGCAGCATACCCCATTTGAGCTACTTGGTGCCCAAGTCTTGCATGTGGTGTTACAAAGTCAACTGCGTCATCTTCGTTGAGCATGTTTTTTAAATTTTCAAATGTCTCGTTTGCAACCGCATGTACAATAGTACTTTCAAAGGATTGTTGTCTTGCCATCGCTCGTTTGATACTGTCCATTGCATTTGCAACACGATCATCAAAATGTGTTTCAACAAATTGTGCTTCTAAGTCTATGCTGTCTTCGAGAATTTCCACGCTGTAGCGATCTTCAAGACTTTCTACTGCGGTAGCATAAGTCTTAACGCCAGCTAGTTTTTCAAACATGTTTCTAATGGAGTCAACATTCTCAACAGCCATGTTAACATACTTCTCATTGGTTTCGTTTACTAAGTTTGCACCTCGGACATAACGAACAAAATCACCTAGTTGGCGATATTCTTTTGCCATTTCGGTAATAGCTTGACCAGTACGGTCAAACATTTCGCCGCCGTTGTGAATATGACGGGCCATTGCACGAGCTGCTTTTAAACTGTTTTCAGCCATTTTAAACTTTTCTTCTCCGCGCTGAATGTAGATACTGTGAATGTTTCTGCTGCGAGCCCCACGTGACTCTTCGTTCACAGGCTTTCTATGTTTAACTACGATTTTAATATTATCGAGTGGTTGGTAGCTGGTTTTTGTGCTGCCTGTCATAGTGCCAAAGCCTTCCATTACATCCGCCATATCTTTCTCCGAATTTTTAATTATGTTAATTGCTTCACCTTTAGCTTTTAGCTTCTTACCAAACACTTTATAATCAAATGTTAGCTCAGGGCTAGTATTATACACAATTTTCTTTAACTGTGTTCGTAAAGGATCGTTGCTTAAATCTTCACTAGTAGCTAAACTAACTTGCATGTTGTTTAAATCTAACCGCACAAGAACGTTAGGATCATCAACTAAAAAGCGTGTTGCTTCTTGCGGATTTACCACTAACTTACCCTCTGCATCATATGATTTTACAGCATACCCATAACCCTTTAACAGGTTAAAGATCTTTTCTGCAAGTTTTTGCGTGTTAACTGCCATAGTATTATCTCCTAATACTATTTATCAATTCAGCTATCTTATTAAGCGGTGCTGCTACTTGATCTGCTAGAAAGTCTTTGTTTGTTATTAAATCAAAGTTATGCTGTATTAAATCTTTTTCATGTGTTTGCGTGAGGCTTAGTTCGTTGAGGAAATTTCCAACTGAACGATAATCACTGATATCCAAATGCTCTGTTAGTGTTTTAAAACCCAACGTATTTAAGTGCCGCGACATTTCGGGTGGCCCGTAAATTATAGGTGCTGCTGCTGTTAAAAAACACTTGTAAGTTTTCTCAGTTACGATCCCGCAGCCGCCCAAGGGACTCGACAGCTCATCACCTATATAAGTTTCAGCTACCAAATAATATCTATATTGATTAAATATAGACATATCATGTAACACAACACTTTCCCATGTACCATAAGGAGCGTTAGGTAAACTTTTTGGAAAAGTATGATTTGATAAGAATAAATTTATCTGATTCATAATTTCAGTGTTACCTAAATGTTGACCATTATTAGATAGTTGGTATCTATCTACCGCATTGCTGTGATTATATCCCATGCTCCATGTACATTTATCTAATATGTTTATAGAGTCTAAATAGGATAATATTTTTAATCTGTGTATCCTAGGTTTAAACGTAGGCACTATACAAAAATTTGGCGGCGTATAAGAACTTATATTATCTAAAAGGCTTTGTTTGTTGTCGAGAATGTGCTCTCGAATGGTAGCGCAAATAACCAACCAATAATCGTAATATATTTTATAAATGTTTAATTGCGGATAGTCTTGCATTTGTAATCCGCTGCCAACCAAAAATAATTGTTTTGGCTTAATATTTTGATCTATTAGTAATTTTACTAAATTTAAATTTTCATCATGATAGAGATTTCCGCCCTCTTCAAAGTCGTTTAGAATCACAGGATATGATTCTAATAGCGTCTTTAATTTATTTTTAGGTAACGAATTTATAATATCAACAGATATTTCGATGACTAGATTTTCAATATTTAATGAGGTTGTTAAGAGTTCATTAATGTCGACACCGGTCATGCCAAAATACTTTCCTAATGCTATACCTTTTAACTTTGGCAGAACATTGGGAGTAATAATTTGAGAATTTATATAGGTTCGTGCTAATTTTGGCCTACGTTTTTCTAAAATATGTGTACGTGTTTCTTTTGTGCCTAAAAAATTATCAATAAAGGTCTGCCAACTATATTTTCCAACATTTTTTAAAGAAAGTTTTTCAATGTGGATCATTAGAGTACCGGCATTGGTGAATCGTATTCATCCTCTTGGAAGAATTCATCAGTACTCAAGCTGTTGTTAACTGCGCCAAACACTTCATCTTCAAACGTACTGATATAAGTTATCATACGCACAGCAATTAACAAGCTCATAACTAAGTCATCAGTTTGTCCTGGTTTAGCACTATAACTGTTTCCGCGAGCTACAAAGTTCTTAAGTTCGCTGATCAGCATCTTACTGTTAATAGTAATTTTATCTTTTTCAATTAAACGCTTTAGTGCAATAGCTGCTTCAACTTTGCTCTTGTGGTTAGTGTGGAAGCCTTTACGACCCTTATAACCCTGAATACGCTTAGGCTCGTGTAAGAAGTCTCCCGGGAAATTTTCTTCACCGGTGTCGCGGATCACAACTAGTGCTGCTTCGCCAATACTGTTATTTTCTACAGACCAATAAATTTGATGTGCCCCGCGCTCCTTAATGTACTGCATGATGTCCATCATTGTACGCATCTGGCCTTCAATGGGGGTTTTGTTGTTACACCATTCTGCTACCTGTATCATTGAAGGAAGCTCGATAACTTGAATACCGGCATTGTCGCCGCCAGTGCCTGCGCTAGGATCTAATGCAACCACATACATATTAGCAGGACTTATATGCTTGTACCAGCGTACTTGCCCCATGCGGGATATTGGATCGATCCCGTCTAAGTCTAATAGCTTAACAGGATTGATTAATGTTTCGTCATAGATGATGAATTCACACTCATGTTCGCGGCGGAAGCGTTCATCACCAATACGACTGCGTTCTGCGTCAGCCCAAGATTGATCTCGTTCAGGATGTTCGTCCCATTTAGCAAACAACGGCTTAAATCCGTTTACACCTACTTCAGTCTCATTACCGTATTCGTCATAGTTCTTATTTGCTGCTTTCCAAATTTCAGCAAAAGTATCTTCGTCACTGCTAGGAGTACTGGTAACAATACACTTACCACCAGTGCTTAGTGTAGGCGACAGCGAAGCCCAAAATTCTTTAGCAATAGTATTACGCACGAATGCAAACTCGTCTAAGTAAATTAGCGAAATACTCATACCACGACCAGTGTTTTCTGTTGTAGTAGTACTTACAATGCGTGAGCCGTTATCAAATGTGATACTGCCTTTGTTGTATTCAGTAACGCCTGCTCGAATGTGATCAGGAGTGTTTTCGTATGCGTAGCGGATACGTGTCATAATTTCACTAGCACCGGTTTGCTTATGTGCAGCAACAAGAATAGTCGAATCTGGCACAAACATTGCGTACCAGAGTAAATAACCAGCAGCAACAGTAGTTTTACCCATCTGTCTGCCTAACATGTTAATACTATAACGATAGTTGTTGTAATTTTTAATCAGTTCTAGCTGATAATCAAACGGAACAAACTTAATTGCACCCTTAGTAGGATGCTGAATCATCATGTACTTTTCCATAAAATATCTAGGACCTGTATCTGGATGACAACAAGCTCTAAATTCTTTTAGTGTATCATTGCTATATGCTACTTTAGCATATGCCGATTTAGTGAGACTGCTTTCTACTGTACCTTTAGCCATACTTGTATTTATCCAAAAAAAAGCCCGCCGGAGCGGGCTTTTGAACTACTTTAATTCAGTTACGTTTATGCCAATCTTTTTTGTAACTTGTCACGTAAAACATTGATTAATGTCTGTTTGTCTGTGCTATATTTTACGTCTGCTGGCATTTCATCTTCACAACCACATGGTTCTTCAGCTGGTGCTTCTGGTGCATGTGGTTCAAGAGCTACTGCAACATCTTGCATACTGGGCTCTTGCTCATCGCCATCGGTATCGTAGTTAATGCCTGCTAACTTAAGAATACGATGTAATTCTTCCATATCTTTAGCCGATGCATTAATGTTTAAAGTTGCATCGCCCATCTGCTTGCTTTGATTAAAACTAACAGTAGTTGTTTCTTGTGGCCCTACTGCGCCTGGCATTATTTCGGGTCCTGGAGCATAGTAGCCCTCATCCATAGGTTGTTCTTCTGATACTATACGAGCACTTTTTGTTGAAGGTTGATCGCGATAATGATTAAGTGCTTTATATGCATTTAGTGGATGTACTGGTACACGCTTTGTATGACCTAATACGCTGACAATTTCAATATATTGCTTACTCTTGCTAGAATCTTCACCAACTTTATCTGGTGCTGGTAATTCTTCGACACTTCCAACAATACTGTCATAGTCGTCCATGCTTAATGGACCATCTTTTGACATTGCAATTAAACGCTCTACTACATCATGTAAAACCATATCATCTTCAACTTCTTCTCTAGCAAATTCTAAGACACGCAGTAACAGTGGAACATCCATGCTTACTGTATCTACTTCATCGCCGTTACTAGCATCATCAGTTGGGTCTTCGTCACCGTCATCTAATGCGCTTTGTGCTGCGCTGCCGGCTGCATGGCCGACTGCACCGGCAACACCACGTGTTACAGCGCCTGCGCCAGCAAATGCTGCGCGGCCAGCCATGGCACCTAGCATTGGTAGGATTTCATCAAGCTGTTCTGCTTCCTCAACTGGTGCCCGCTGTGAAGCTTTAGCAATAAGATCTTGCGCTTGAGCAATGTCCATGTCTGCTAACTTTAGTGCATCCTTGAGATTCTTTGGACCAAAAGTTGCACCGAGTGAAATAAGTGCATCAGCTAGGTTAGCAGCCTTGTTAAAGTCTGCGTCGTCCCATTTTACACCGCTACCAACATCTAGTGTCTTACGTAGCAAGTGACCAATGTCAACTAGTTTTTGTAACTTTGGGTCAACGCCGTATTCAATATCTACCATACCTTCAGTAGCAGGTAAGCCCGAAAGCTCACGAAGTCTTGTCATTTGCTCGACTTCTTCTTTAGTAAGTTTATCAACTGCTCTCTTGATACCTGTCTCACGATTCTTACGAAGACGCTCTGCCTTGTCGTAAGTTCCTTGATTAAATCTGCTACCAAAGTGTCCTGTTTCACTGTCGCCTTGGTAGGCAGCAATATTTGTCAAAGGAACATTCTTTGGACTCATTACATTCTTTGGTTTTTCGGCACCTGATGCTTTCTTAACATAAGAACCAAGAGTCTTCTTTTCTAATTCGTCGATTTGTTCATCTTCTTGAACACTTTCATCTGTAGCAAACATTCTTGCTAACGCTTTACCAGTAGATGATCTAAGCTTCCATGTATTGATAATTCTATCAACAGCTTCTTCCGGACTGTCATAGCCCATGTCGTCGTAATAAAATTCTGCTAGGTTCTCTGCTTCGTCTTGAATAACTTCTGGGCTTAGGCCGCGCTTCGCAACAGCATCGTCGATAGCCTTAACTAACACATTACCATCACTAGAACCCCAATCTTCTTGTACTGCTGGTGCAGCTTGTGCTTGAGCTTTGTTGTCAGCAGTTTGAATCTGTTTCATCATCTGCATGAATTTATTTCGATACATTGGGTTACTTAAAATCTTTTCAAGTGCGCCTGCATAAGGACTAAGTGCTTTTGCAAGTGGGCCGCTTAGTGAACTGCCTTGATCTAATTTTCCTAATGCTTTTGAAACCATTGAGCCACTAGTGTTAGCACCCAAAGTCTTCTTAAGAGCATTAGCGCCCATAGCTGCTGCCTGAGCAGGATCTTGTTCAAAAATATTAGACAGTTTCATTTTTAGTTCCTTCTCGAGCTTTGACTAATAACATCTACTTCTTTTGTTGACTCAGTGCCGCGGCCCATATTAACGCCGTTATTCAGTGTATCCCACATTGGCTTTAAGTTGTCGCCCATAATTTCATCTTTGGTTGGATAATTTTTAAAATAGTCTGCGCCTTTTTCGGCTTTGATTTTTGCTAGGGTGTCTAAAAACTTTTTGTTATATTCTTCACCAAAATAAACTACATCTTCAATGCCTTCATTTTGCATTTCATAATGTGATTGGCTATCGTCTTTTGCTAGTACTGCGTCGTCTTCGGTAACAGTACGATCCTTGTTATAAGCTGTACGGTCAGCGGCATTGTCTGATTCTAACTTACGTGGATCTTTAACGTTATAGCATAATACTCTATCGTGATCTAAACCTAAGTGTACTGCTAGCCATACTTCTAAAATTCTTTCATGCACAGGATATTTTAATACTACGTCAGTGCTGCATACTTCGCTGATTAGCTTAACACCTTTAGCACGAACAAATTCCATCGGATTTTCTTGAATTGGACTGCGTTTGAAAGATGCTACACTAACAACATTGTATTTTGCTAGGCAATTCTCAATAATGTCTAAATGCTCTGGCTTACAGTCAGCAGCAATCTTTACTCTAAATGAGTATTCTTTCTTGAAACTTTCAGTAATAAAATCTCGTAGTTGCATGGGTTTAGTCTCCTGTTACAACTATTTATCATCTTTGTCAAAAAGAAAGGGGCCTATAAAAGACCCCTTTCATAATTGTTTCTACACATTGACGCTATAGAGCGTATAGTTTTGTAATTAAGATACTACGATGCTTGTACCAACGGTAACGGTGGCGCCCGCGAAGGAGTAGCCGTTTACGTTGTCTGTGCCAACAGCGATTAGCTGAGTTTCTAGTGCTGTTTCGTCAAACTGTGAACCATCAACGATGCAGTGGATCTGACCACTTGTGTTTGATGGAATGAAGTATACTAGTGGTTGAATGATTTGTAGAGCACGCTCTACAGCTTCACTTGGAGCATCATCTTCTGTTTGAAGGTTTGCACCTGTGTCAACCATGATTAGTTTTAGATTGCTTTTAGCAATCAATGAGCCTGTTGCGAATTCTGCAACACCTTTACCGTTACCTTTTGTCTGTGGCATATTATTCTCCTAATGTTTTTAAGCCTGTTAGGCTATGTAGTTATTTATCACTCTTCCCCAACATTTTAAGCAATTCGTTGCGGTCAAATGTTGTAGAGTTAATTTCTTCTGCTTCACCATCACCTAGCTTTTTAGCAGTTTGATCAACACGGGCTTTTTTAAGCATAAGATCAACCTGCTTTAACTTACGACTAACTTTACTGTCTTTAGCTTCTAAAGCGATCTTTAACATATTAGCAGCATTGTTAAACACTTGACCTGCTGCCATATCAGTCATGTTCATACCAAGGCTCATAAGTTGCTGATAACTTTGCATAGCTTCTACTGCAATTGCATCCATTTCGCTATCATGTACTTCCATGCCCCGAACTTCAGCTAGTGCATTGTCAATTTTTTCGCTAATACTAATTGCTTCTTGTACTTCGTTAATGGTAGCTACTGCACTAAATGCTTCATCATTAGTCTCCTGTTGAGTGCTAGATAGTACTTCTTCAAGTGGGGGTAGGCCAAATTCTTCTTCAAGTTTCTTAGTCATTGTTTGCTTCTTTAACTTTACCCATAGCTAACTCGTAGTACGGATCATCTGGTGATAATAATGTTTCAGGTGCAGAATTGTCTGCTCTAGTACCTATATCGCTGTTCCATGCTTCACCTGAGTCTGGTAGTACATATTGTGTACGATATCGTCGCTGTTCCATACTACTACTTATTAGCTTTTCTTTTTAGCTACTCTACTTTTAGGTGTCCGTTTTGTTTTAGTTTGAAAAATTTGATCTTCGTTTAATACACGGAATCGTATTCCCTTACGCTGGCACCATTCTTGTGCCGCTGTCCACTTAGCAGAGTTAACTACTGTAGCTGCACGATTCTTTGCAGTCTTTGCACTTTCTAGTGTGGTTTGATTCTTAGGTTTAATTTCTACAAGTTCAACATGTGTAGTGCCGCTGCTGTCCATATATTGTATCATAAAGTCAGGAACATAATTTGACCACTTGTTAGTAAGCGGATTCATATATGGTATCTTAACACTTTCACTAGCCCACTTCAATATGTGTGGATGCTGATCGCACATACGCATAAATGCTAATTCCCAACTACTGCGGTAGTAAGGAACATTCTGCCCTACATATTTTTCAGGGCGTTGTACTGCATAAGCTGCTTGTGCAAATCTACTCATTACGGTTGAATTAACTGTCTAAATTTTGTAGCTGAATTATTTAACGGTCTAACTAAATTAATTCTATTGCCCACTGGACGCATTGCGTTAATAGCTTCATATGTATCTACCGTTAACTTTAATGAATTATTGTTTACCTCAAAATAATCCATTACATTGACCCGCTCTACAGCCGCAACTCGAATAAGAATATCAGCCATAGCTCGAGCATTTGCTTCTTTGAATCCGGACTTTATTAAACGCTGTTGTATTTGCTCTAACAGTACAGGGTTGATGGGGTCATCTTTATCCTGAAATAGTTTAGATAAGATATCTGTGCTTGCTTCAGGTATCGGAAATTTTACAGTAGCGTTTTCCAAATATGCAATAAGAGTGTTTTGACTGATTTGATACTTTACTTCGTTACCAAATGTATCATATAAACTGGTTGAATTTTTTTCTGTCATAGTTTATTATCCGTCGTCCGAGGGTGGAATATATGTTGATTCCGCGGTACTAGCTGAACCTGTCTCTTGTGCAGTGTTTGGTTGAGTCTTTGCTGGACGGGTTGGAGCTACAACATTAGTTATTCCTTGCACTGCGCCGCCGACTGCGGTGTTAATTACGGCATTTTTAATGCTAGTACCGTGAATAGCTGCTGATAATGCATTATCTGCAATGTCACCTAATAGTCCACCAATAAATGATTTTCCTTTTTTTACAGGAGTAGAAAAATCGCCTCTAGCACCGTATACTGATGGTAATGGTGATTCTCGGTCGGCTGAGACTACAATATCCTCCTGTGCTGCTGCGGCTTCGGCAGCAGCAGCGGTAGCAGCAGCTGGTGTTCCGCTAGTTGGCGGTTGGGCTGGTGCGGAGGTAGGATTATCGCCTTGTGTATCAGTAGGGGTAACTGTTCCTGCAGAACTAGGGTTGATTGCATCTGATGGCTGGGGCTGAAAAGTTCTAAAATATTCTAATTCGCCACGACTACCGTTACCACTTAATGTTTCCAATGTACGTTCCTGTAACAGCACAGGAGTACCGATAGGAACAAATGCAGGTCCTGTAAATCCAGTAGCATTTTCGAATCGCGCAATATCAAACTCACTTAAACCAAAATTAACCTGTTCGTATATAGTAAATGATTCGTATTCAAATGTCATGTCAAATTCCATAACGTCCGAACTTGAGTAATCAATGTCTCCAGTTCTAAATCGAGTCAGTACAGGATTGATAAGACTATATTGTACCGCTTTATTACCATGATAGATAACATAGTCAATGCGTTCAAAGAAATTTGCTAGTTCGTTTACATTATATCCATAGGCATTACTATCCCAGCGGTTGCTTCCTGTTGTGCCAAAGCTAGAATTCTCTGCCATCCGAGTAGAGTCGTCGCGGCGAGGATCTGGGCCAACATCGCGCTCATTATACTGCTTGTTTCTAGGATTCATATAATGATAGGTAAAATACTTCATAAACATCGTCAACCATTCATTATTGATTGTGTCAAAGACTTTAATGTCTACGGGTTGATACTCGACCCCAGTATTAACAATACGTTTTCTATTGTATGCATTTTTAGTTTCTGTTTTGAATTCAACTTCAGGTAAGGTAGCAGTCCTAACCAAACTGCCTAACCTCAATCTAAAATTTGAACTGTTCATATCGCCATAAAGGCTACTATCACCGTATAGCAAACGGTTTACAACAAAACTTACATATCCTTGGAATTTTTGCCGCGGCGGATTTTGATCTGGACGGAATCCGTATGCGTTGCGAAAGTCTCGTGCATAAAAACCGTTGCCGCCGCCTGGACCGAAAATGTCTAAAATTTTTCCAACAATGCTCATGCATTCGACTCCGCTAAAGAATAATAGTGTAGCCGAAAACGGCTACACTATTTTTACCCAAATTATACAGTTGTAGTAGTGTTAATTTCAGGTGTATCTTGTGGGAACGGATTACCAGATGTTGTTCTACCGTTAACATCATTATCGCCTTGATAATGTGTAGCGTTATCGTAACGTACCTGCATAGTAACTGTTACTGGTTCGTTGGTGCTGTAATCACTGTCGCTGTAGTCGACGTTAGTGAAGAAGCAGCCTTCTAAGAACCAAACTTCACTTGCGCCTGCGTTAACACCGTCTAAGATTTCAATCTGCATGTCAAACTTATAGTCTGAACCTGCTGCTGGTGTTGACTGCTGGAAGTGGTTTAGCTGGCGCTGGATCTGTCCGCCAACTAGTTTAGTTACGCTGTTAGTGATATCATCACGCACAACAACTGAAATCTGTTCCCAGCTGTGCTTGCCCTGTAGATACATTCTCGAGTTGTAACTATCAATAGTTACTTCTTCATATGTAATCTTTGGACGGCTAACGTTCTGTACGTTTTGAGTTAGCACTCTTGATTCAGGTTCGCCTGCAAACCCACCAAGAAAGCTAACACGGAAACGATACTTTAGCTTAGGCATTAAGATACCTGAGCCTGTGTTACCGGTAACAGGAACACCAAATTTACTTCTGGTTTCTGTTGTATTAATATTTGCCATCTTGTTCTCCTACGAACGGTTAGTTCTTTCTATGTAAATATTTATCATATAAACGGAAAAAACATTAACTCTTGTTTTAATTTGACAAAAAAAGGGGCATTACTGCCCCTTTTTCCGTACAGCAAAGAATAAATCTTACTGTGATGAGCCCAACGTATTTTGGATACGAATTGGAATGTAGATGAACTCAACTGCTTTGACTGGCTGGATAGCGATGTCAATGTGCAATTCGTTACGATCGATTCTTGCAGGTGTGTTATTTGTTGTATCACAGACTGTTAGGAAGTCGAACAAACCACGCTGTGTTATTAGCTGACCTAAGAAGCGATCAACTACAACCTTTGCGTTTTGACGAGTAATTTCATCATTTGGTTCAAACAAGAATGGTTTCATGATGTCATCTAAGCGTTCACGAATGTAAACAACTAGACGTGCAACATTAACACGATCCAATGCACTTGATACAGGGTTTAGAGTCTTTTGACCAAACACTGCTAGGCCTCTTCCCGGGAAGTTGCCGATTGGGTTAATCTTGTTAACATATAAGCTATCACGTTGGCCTTCGCTTAGTGCAACCGATACATATTCTGCACTTGCTGCATCTAAGTAACCTACACTAGTAGCATTGCTTACTAGACCGCGCTGGAAGCCAGCTGGTGCAAACCATGGGAAAGCTACCTGATCGTTAAACGCTAGTGTACGTAGAGCAATATGACTTGCTGGCTGTAACACGTTTGTACCATTAAGGTTTGTTGTTAGCGCATGTGGATAGTAAACACCTACATATGGTGAGCTACTTACTAAGCCATCTTCACCGTTCACATCAGCATTATTAGTGTTAGTGGCCCATGCTTGAGTAGCGGTTGCACTTGAAGCTAGACGTAAAGGAGCATCAGCAATAATAAATGCTGTTTCCTTACGATCAACATTTAGACTGATCATTTCGTCGATTAGCTCAGGATAACCTGGAGCAGTGATTAAGTTGAAACGATTTATTTCATTTCTAGCTTCTTCGCTGGCTGCAATTGCTGCCTGCATTTGACGTACAACTGATTGACGCTGTGCCTTACGTAGCATATATGGTGAACCGTCTGGTTTGTTACCCGAGTAGTCAACCCACTTAGGACCAATATCGTTACCACTGATTATGTAAACGTCGTTATACTGTTTAACGTTGCCGCCGCTGGCACGCTTATTCCAAGCTAAGATACCAATTGGTAAGTTCTCAGGTCTTGGCGCATCTGCATCCATAGTTGCAGAAAGCGTATCAGCACGTGGCCTAAAGTCTGCAAAGACGATGCCGTCACCACTGACTTGGTCTGTGTTGTCTACTAACACCCACTCATCATCTGCACTCCACTTGTAGATTACAGGGAAGTTTTCTAAATCTCCGCCATCAATCCATAAGTCGCCAGTTGCTAGTGTTGTTGATCCGTCACTTTGTTTAGTTGGCTCGCTAGCGGTTACCTGAATGTCGTTTGAATATGTTACCCAACCGTTAGCTGATTGATTAACAAGGATGTCAATATTATCTGCACTGACTACGTTATCAAACCATAATGTACCATTAGCTGTTTCGCCCACTACTTCAGTAGCACTTGCTTCGTAACTTAGTACTTCCCAGTTTGTATAAGGCGTATCTGCTGTTAGGTTTAAGTTAGCTGGAGTAAATCCTGAAACGTTACCCGCTGCAAGTAAAATGTCGCGGCCTGAAGTATTAACAATTCTAACTTTTCCGCTTAAATTACTAGCAAGTACATTTGTAGTAAAGCTAACAGTGGCGTTTGCACCTGATAATGCGCTGTTGATGTCTGCTACAATATTGTCTACACTAGCAATACCTGCGGTATTTGAACTCAATGTTACAGGTACTGCTGTTCCCTCGTTTACTGCAATAGTAAATGATATTTTATTTGCATGAGTGCTTACATTTGTAGCACCTAATGCTGCGCTAGATGTAACAGTTAAACTGCTGTTACCGTTGTGACGACGTAGAGTAATTGTTGCATCATCGTTAGTAAAGTCGGCCCAAAGGTCGCCTTCGCTTAAGTTATCACCGTAGATTGTGAAAGCTGAAGCAGAATTAAGATATTGCTCAACAGTTTCGCTAACCCATTGACCCGAAGTTGCATTATAAACTTTAACTACAATGCTTGTACCGTTGTTTGGGCTGCTGACTTGTAGCATTAAGTCGCCTTCAGCTAATGCACCGCCACCACTCTTGATTGAAGGTAGGGCAGTATGTCGTGCTGTTTGGAAATCTTTGCCGCTTGCGCTGTCCCAGCCAGCTGAACCAACTACGTACCAAACACCTGCTAACTTGTGATGTAATTTAACTGTAGCAGCAGTATCGCCATCATTTTCAAAATAAACTGCTGCAAATTCGCCGTTTCTACCAAAAGCAGGTTTAATACTTGTTGGTGAGCTCATATCACTTGGAGCAGGCACTTTAACAGTCTGGCGTACCCATGCGGTACCGCTCCAGCTCTTCAGTCCCCATACAGTGTTAGCTGTATCTAACCAATAAGAACCGTTTGCTGCTGCTGCTGATGGTGCAGCAGCACTTGCTGTTAGCTGATCTAAGTCAACGTTTGCTCTCATTACATAAGCACGATTTGCGATACCTAGGAAGCTATAAGCTGCCATTAAGCCGTATTCGTTTTGCTCATGACCGTGTAGCGGAGTACCGCCACTTGATTTAAAAATTGGATTACCAAAATTTGTGAGCAGGTCTCTTTGGCTGGTAATCAATTGTACCTTGCCTGCTGTTGCTGCTGTAGTATAAGCTGCTGTGCCACTACCGTCTGGAGTGCTCTTATCTTGCGCTGTTGCAATTACGATAAGAGGTACAGTGCCTGTTCCGGCCGGAGCATAAAAGCTCTCGTCGGTAACGCTTACACTTACACCAGGTGAAACTAATGTTGCCATGTTATTCTCCCGTTAATAGGTTAATGTTTCCTATGCAAGTATTTATGCGAAAACGACGAAAACCGGTATTATTTGAATACCGGGTGCAACAGAATAGAAGGTTTTTGCTAAATAGCCTCAGACTGCAACTAAGCGAGGCTTTTTAATATCTAAGTCAATTTCTAGTACACGGTGGTGTAAATCTTCAACCGTACCAGTGTTAAAAATAGTGTAATCAGGTTTGAATCCTACCCAGTTCCATTCACTCTCATGAATATCCCTGTAGCGTGTCTGCATGATCTTTCTGCTTACCGCATTACCAGTGTGTGCGCTAGCAGCAACGTCATACCATTCAGGTAGTTCGCCTCTGCGTACCCATACAATCTTGCCACCCATATTTTTAATTAACTCAAGTTCATTTTTAAAACGAGCGTCGCTGATAACAATGCATTCTCTGTTTAGCGTGTTTTTTCTAATGCGATATTCTAAACTGTTAAGCCAAATATCTTGTGAAAATTGATTACGTAGTACATCAGTGCCTACAAGTTGTAGTGCTAGGCGAGGAGTAAAATTATCGATACCTAGTTTACGAGTCCAAAACATGTCAGGTGTTTCACGAAACTCTCGGCTTTCACCTGTATCGCCCTCTAACAGCTCGCGAGACCACCCAAACACTGCGGCACACATATCTTTTAGTGGAGCGGCAAAACTATCCTTCTTACAACCAAGTTTCACAAATTCTTGTGCAGCAGTATCTTTACCGCTGCCAATAAAACCAACTAAACCAATGATCATGTTTTAACCTATAATAAAGCCAAGAGGGCTGTTGCCTTCTTCCATATTGTGAATAGCCATTTTGAGATTTTCTAATTCTTGCTGGCCCTCTGCTTTGAGCTCTGAGCCATTTAGCTGAATTGCGCCGCCGGCGCCTGGGAGTCCGCTGGCATACTTGCCACGAGCTTCGCCTAGCATTAGTTTAGACTGTGCTAGCGCATACGAACCTAACCAAGAGCTTGCATAAACATCACCTAATAGTACACTTTCAGGAATAAAATTATAAACGCCAACCATTACTTCTTCTGCATGACCAACATTGCGTAGTAATTTTAACACTTTAGTATTGCGATTCCATAAGAAGTTGTATTCGCTTCCAAACACACGACCAATAGTTTCTTTGTACTGAGCAAACGCATCAAATACTGCTAGGCCGCCGATCTGACCTGCTTGTAGCATGTACATGTTGTTAAATGCTACGTCAAACGGATCAAAGTTTGTGCCGCCGCCACTGTTAGTACCAACGCCGCGGCGATATAGTCTACGTACTTCCTGCACTTCGTTAGGCAAAGTGTACTCAGTTACGCCGTCCTGAGTTTGAATAAATATTAAACTTTCTTCAACAGAACCTGAACTAAGTTGACGATATTTAGAAAGTGCTAGATCAATCGCAACATCATAATGTTCTCGATCAAGTTCTACATCTACAATTCCGTCAGCTAGACGAAGTTGTAGCTCACGAATGAGATCCTGTCTGCTTGAATATCCTATACTATTTTGTGCCATAATACTATTTATCTTTTTAGAAAGTACTGATCAGAATAATATGCTCGTTTAGACGACCGTTCATTACTGTTTCTGTAGCACGAATTTCGTCGTATTGCTTTTGCATTTTAGTTCTAGGTAGTTTTCCTGCACCTTTCAGCATCTCAGGCTTACGCACAGTTTTACATACGCTCTTCTTAGGATCAAAACCTACAATACTCGTACCTTTAACAGTTAGCACTTGCCCCATAGAATCAGCTACATAGCAGCCCAGCTTACGATTCTTTGTGTTATAAATCCAAAGTGTGTTACACTCAATGATACTGAGCGGATTAACACTAGCTAGTCCAATACTAGGCTCACTTTCCTTGTACTTAATCCTAGCAACTAGCTTTTCCTTACTCGGCGCTTTCTTAACTCGGGTCTTACGAACAGCCTTGCCTGTGTTAATATATGTATCGCAAGCTGTCATAATCTTTTCAAAGAAAGCTAAAAACTCTTTACGCTTTTTAGCAGTCATGTAAGAGTAGCCTTCTTTGATCTGCTCGTCCGTCCACTCAACTACTTCTTTTGCTTCCTCATATTGACTTTGATACATATCCTTAATAATCTTAGCATGTGCTGCTTTAATAACACCGCTATTAAACACTTGCATTTGAGAGTGCGGATCGAATTGGTTTAGATCAAACTCACCAAAGCAAAGTTGATCAACCGCATCGTCCCACTGCCCACAAAGGTCGGATACTTGCTCACGCATACGCTGCTGAATTGAAATAACAATACCATTGTTAACTTTTTGTTTGGCTTCTGCTGCTTTTACCTTGCTAATTTTTTCAGCCTTAACTAATAGCTCGCTGTACTTCTGTTCTAGGTATACAACAGCAGTGTCTTCGATCTCAGCACCTTTAAGAAAAATATATGCATTCTTACCAACACTTGCAAACTCATATTCTGGGAGTAAATTAAGTAGTGCAGCGTTCTTTTTATCAAAACGCTCACAGTACTTGATAAAACTTGACTGAAGTGTTTTAACTGAAACTTCGTAATGAACATAATACATAGCAGACTGTAATAGTTGCTTGTAGTCCATCATAACTCCATTAGAAGTTTTAAAAGGCTTGATGTCCTTTTTTATCAATCCCCACTCGGGTATACTCATACCGTTTATCGAAAGGTTACGTTTTGCTTTAGCTCGAGCCACATGCATCTCCTATGTATCACTTTAGTTATAAGCATAGCATCAATATGCAAGTTGTCAAGTAGTTTTTATCACTTACCTACACTAAATTTCTTTTTAGCATTAAACGATAGATTGTTATCCACAATATGTTTCCATATTTCGATGGTGCGATCTAATCCTTCATTAATTCCAATCTTAGGTGCCCATCCTAGTTTACTAGAAATTTTAGCGTTAGAGCTGTTTAACAAATAAATTTCACCTGGACGATTGGGCTTGGTATTCCAATTTACGTGTCCGTCCCACCCAATTTTATCTGCAATCACCTGCACATAATCTTTGATCTTTATTGCGTTATTAGGCCCGATACAGAAAATCTCACCTGCACACTGTTCTGGATTAGTAATTACTGTTTCCCACGCATCTAATAAATCGTCAATGTAGATAAAATTGCGATAGGGCTCACCGTAGCCTAAGTTAATTTCTTTAGGGTTAGTCAGCATCTGATAGATGATTTGCTCAGTAACAAAAAAGTTGTTATCCTTACGACCGTATGCATTTGTTTGACGAATAGCAGTAAAGGGCAGTCCGTAACTGCGATGTGCGTATTCTAAATATTTTTCGCAAGCATACTTAGCTACTGCATAAGGAGCATTAGGATTTGGAGGCGTGCTTTCGTCAAACGCAATAATGCCTTCTTCCCTGCCTTCTCTAATTAAATCACTAATGGGTTGCCAACCGTACACTTCCATTGTGCTAGCAAACACAAAGTTCTTAAGATTAGATAAGTCTTTTGCGATCTCAATTAAATTAACAGTACCAGTATAATTAATATCGCTGAACGTAATTTGTTCGTAAAAACTTTGTTCTACTTCGGTGCGAGCTGCGAGATGTACGATAATATCAGGATTAGATTGGCGTAGCTGAAAGCTAACTTTGTCGTGTGCTCTTAAATCATGTTGCAAAAATTCAAGCTCGTGTTTACCTTGTAAACGCTGTACCATGTGTTGGCCAATAAATCCATCGTGTCCTGTTATAAAAATTTTCATATAAATGTGTCCTTATCTGCAAATCCAGATACTTGTAGTGTGTATCGATTCTCGTTACCAATATTTATTACCGAATGGATCTTGCCTTGTTTAATTACAGCAAAGTCACCTTTTGTGTAATTCATGCAAACGTTATTTTCCATTTCAAAAAAATGACCAAGTTTATGGTCTTGTAAAAAAACATTGATCCGTACTGCTTCTTTGTTTGTTAAATTTATGCGATGTTCATCAGCGTAATGGCATAATTTTATAAACATATCTTTGTGAGGAGGTATAAAATTACCGGGCTTAACTAAGTTCACAGTTACCATACTGTGTTCTAAAATACCAGAAAACATATCTTTTACTTGGTGCGCCCATTGTGGTGCATGGGTATCAAATGCTTGATACACTACGGCACAACGTTGAGGCTCTTCGGGTGCCGGGATGCCTAATTCGTTCCAATTTAGATGAACAACATTAATTTCAGGAAATGTTATAGATTTTAACATATCATCGGTAATAAAATCAATATTGATGTGCCCTTTAATCATAGTCTAACTGTTACCTGCATAGAATAAAAAGGCTCGTCGCCCATATTACCAGCTAAATGCCAGTCATCTTTATCAAACCTAACCCAATCGCCTGATCGCCATTTTACGAATGGCTGGCTGTGTACCTCATAGTAGTGACCCATTTTCCAATCTTCTAACATAATTAAATATCGAGAAGTTTTACCTTTGCCGTATTGTTCTTGAACTTTATAGTGTGCATCAACATGATTAGGCACAGTATTACCCGGTTCAAGTCTGACGATACTTACTACAAAACTTAGAGTTTCGCTAAGACTACTTAGAAGATTCCTAGCTATATCCCATGTCCATTGCGGGCAGTCGCCGTCAAACATCTGCCATATACTGCTGTTATGTTTGTTATAATAATGTTCTAGATTACCATATTGGCAGTAACACTGTTGCAAATCAACAAAGGTTAACTGCTCTAAGTCTTTAGAACCCACATCAATATCTAGATGCCCGTACTTAATCACAGTAACTTTCTAACGTACCTTTGCGGCGTAGGTCAAGTGTAGCGCAGTGAATACCACCGCTTAGTGTCATACTATGACGGAAACGAACTGGTACACTATCAATGCCGTACTTGCTAAGTTCACGCATTAGTGGTTCTTGTGCGACGTCGCAGATGATTGTGTTTTCGTTTACACTGAGAATATTCATACCAATGTAAGGACTGCACGGTGCAATGTATCCTTGGTCGGCAAGTTTACTACCCTGTACAACACAATCGTCAAACCAAATCTTATCCCACTTCTTAAAGATTTCGGGGCAGTTGTCTGGTGTCACTCGACTGCTGTTTAGTAGTACTAGGCCAGGTCGTAGAGGAATAATTGTACTGTCAAAATGTGCAAAGCTATAAAGTTCGCTGTAGTGTAGCTTGTAACCCATAGGCTCTAAGAAACGTTTGAGCCACTTGTAACCTTTCATGTTACCACTGTTGCTAACTTGATACAACAAATCGCGACCTACACGTACAATATTTGGCGCATCAAAACAAATTTCGTGATCCATCAGTGTTGCTTTACTTAGATCTTCAAATTGATACATGTTATCATGTAGCTTCGGCTTAGGTGCTTGCAACCATAATGCGCCATCTTCAAAGGCCTCATATAAAATATCTTCATAAAGTCTAGTTTCAAAATATCTTGCGCGAACTGGGGTTGGCGTTTCGATAAGCATGTCTGCTAATGGTAAGATTAAATCGCGGGGACACCAGCTATACCACCCCTTGGTATTCCAGCCTTGCCCAATATCGTAATTAACATTATCCCAATCAATAATCTTAGGACGATGAACTTTAACACCCATCTTAGTGAGCGTATCTGCTAAACCATCAGCGTCTTCGTTAGCTTCGTCAATCACCCACTGCGGGTAGGTGCCTTCTAGAGGTAAAACTTTTTCTCTAGGTTGATTCGCATAACTAAAGCTGTGTGCGCTTATGTCTGTAGCAATGCGACTATGATGTGCATGGCCTACAATAATTTCCTCTAGTGGATCCCAATCGTTGTGTGAATTAACTATCATATGTCTGTGTCTCCGAGATACTCACTAATACAAACCCTATTGTTACCAGGAACACCTCTGTTAAATTGTTGGTATTCTTCGCCGCCTAAACCAAAAATTACTGTATCAGTATAAACTAAATTACGTTCTTCGCATACATGTTCATACTTGTCCTGATAAGTTTCCCAGTTCCAATCAGGGCTAAAACTTTTCATAAAGTGAACACCTAAACTCATACTGTGATTGTTTTGCATGTTTACTTCGTTTAGCATACTTATACCATCATCTGCATAAGTTGTAGTGAACCTGATGCCAACTCTATGATTTTCCAGTGCATAAAAAGACTTACTAAGACTACAAGTTATTTCTTGTATTGCTGGATAACTTAAATCGAGATGTATATTTTTAGATATACCCCAATATGCTAAATCTACACAAACAGGAATATCATTTATAGCGCATATGTTTAAGATATCATTAAACTCTGGATGCATACATCCGTAGTCGCTAAAAGGTACACTAATTAACAATGCATGTAAACCCTTACCTTGTATTTTATTTACAAGGTCATCGTAGTTAGTAACATATATAAAGTTAACATGTTTGCCTAAACATGCGTGATACTGAAAGTCACCTTTTAAACAAAAAATTTCCTTGTCTACAGCATGTTTAAGTATAAAGTTATCAAATGTCTGGCTTGTTCCTTGCGTATAATCAGCATAATCAAAACGATCTAGATTTTTAATTACTTTTGTATCAGAATAATTAAGCCAATTTCTCCAAACTTCTGCGTATTCGTCGAGAGAAACATCACGATAAACATGATTGTCGTAATGTTGCTTTATTGCTAGATTTTTGATTGGGCGGGCGCCGCGGGCTGCTTTAGTCATAGCAATATTTATCGGCATTATAACACCAGTTAATTTATTTCAGAACAGTTCAGATAAATAGTATTATGCCAAGACTTTCACTGTGGAATCCAATTAAAACTAACGACTACAAGTTTATTGATAAAGTTGTAGGCGAACATCTTCATGCTGGTGGTACTGGAGTGCATGTTCATAGATATTTAGGGGTACACGAAACTCCGGATTCTGGCGATCCTACTCGCCCCAGCAGTGCTGCAAATAACACTGAAGTGTTTATTCAGGACTTATTATTTTTAGAAAACAGAGATCGTAAGTACGATAAAACAATCTATGAGCTAAGGGGCCAGTATAACATACAAGATAACGACGGATTTGATTTAACCCAATTTGGTGCATTCTTAGCCAATGATACTGTATTTTTAACTTTTCACATCGAAAGCATGGTCGAAGCTATAGGGCGTAAACTCATGCCCGGTGACGTGCTAGAGCTACCCCACTTGCGCGACGACTTATTACTAGGCAGTGAAGATGCTGTTAACAGATTTTATGTAGTACAAGAAGGTGCTAGACCTGCAGAAGGTTATGATCCTCGATGGTGGGCGCACTTATGGCGTGTTAAATGTGGACCAATTAGCGATAGCCAAGAATATCGAGATATTCTGGGTACAGGCGAAGAAGAAGGCGACTTACGTAATCTTATCAGCAAGTATCAAAACGAAATTACAATCAATGATGCTATTTTAGCTCAAGCGGAGCGCGATGTTCCGTACGATCCGCAATACAGAAACAACACACACTTATACTTTGACCCCGAGGTTCCGGACAAGCCTGTAATTGGGTTTGACTTTGGAGCAAGCGACGGTCAGCCTCCGAATGGTCTAAACATTGTTGGCAGTGGGACAAGTTTCCCACCCAGTGGAGTAAGTGACGGTGATTATTTCTTAAGAACTGATTTTACTCCTAATAGGCTATTCCAAAAATCAAGTAATAGATGGATACGTGTAAGTGACGATGCTCGTAGTGCATGGGCTGCTGCGAACAGACTACTTACATCATTTATTAATAATGACAATTTTACAATTAATACAGGCGGTGAGATTACATCTGAAAAGACCAATCTCAGCAAAGTAGTTAAGCCAAAAACGGATAATTAAAAAGGAGTAACCAATGGCTACAAAATTAACAGAGCATTTCACATTAGAAGAAATGACAGCATCACCAACAGCTAAAAAGCTAGGTATACCGTAACAATCAATTCAAGTTATCGTGCGCCTAAGGTTAACACTGCCGTAGGTGGTTCAAAAACCAGTCAGCACGTTAACGGTCAAGCAATTGACTTTGAAATCAACGGTATTTCAAACAAGATTGTTGCTGACTGGATTGCTGATAACCTAGAGTTTGACCAAGTAATTTTGGAATTCTACGTAGAAGGCGACAAGAACTCAGGTTGGGTACACGCTTCTATTAAGAAAGAAGGCGGTAACCGCAAACAAAAATTACTCGCTAAAAAGGATGGTAAGTCAACTAAGTACGTACCAACAAACGATTTTGACCCAACAAACGCTTGGAAGAATCTCTAAGGAGCACACATGTCAGTTAAAATTTTACAAGAAAAAGTCGGTGCTAAAGCAGATGGTGCCTGGGGACCAGGTACACTAAAAGCTGCACAAGCATTTTACAAACTAAGTGATGCAAGAGCAGCACACTTCTTTGCACAATGCGCTCACGAGTCGGGTGGATTTGTAACATTCAACGAAAACTTAAACTATGGTGCTAAAGGTCTACGTGGTATCTTTGGTAAGTATTTTCCAACAGATGCCCTAGCAGCACAGTATGAGCGTAAGCCAGAGAAGATTGCCAACAAAGTTTATGGTGGCAGAATGGGCAACGGCCCAGAAGCATCGGGCGACGGATACAAGTATCGCGGTCGTGGTGCTATCCAGTTGACTGGTAAGAGCAACTACGAAGCATTTGCTAAGTATCAGGGTGACCCTGAGATTGTTTCAAACCCAGATGTTGTTTCTACAAAGTATGCGTTTGAAAGTGCTATGTACTTCTTTGAATCAAACAAGCTGTGGGCTATTTGCGACAAGGGTGTAAACGATGCAGCTATCCTAGAGCTCACAAAGCGTATCAACGGTGGCACACACGGTTTAGACGATCGTAAGGAAAAGACCAAAAAGTACGCTGGCTGGTTAGCATAAGGAAAACATAATGGCAGGTAAGAACTTAGACTTTTGGTATGATGAACAGATAAAACGTTATCTGATACAAATTATCAGAGTGTTTTCAAACTTTCAAGTAAAAGAATACACTAAGAACGGTGTAAGTTACAACCGTGTGCCTGCTCGTTATGGTGATTCAAGCAGACTTGTGGCGCATTTGTTACGCAATAACAGCGAAAATATTGTTAACAATGCGCCACAGATTGCTGTGAGTATTCAAAGCATACAGCCTGCTAGAGATAGAACTGCTGAACCGTTTTTAGTAGACACTCAGCAAGTTGCTGAAAGAAATTTTGATACAAACAATAACAGTTATACTAGTGAACAAGGTAACTTATACACTACACAGCGTTACATGCCTGTTCCTTATAATATGACCATCCAAGTAGATATATGGACGACTAATACTGATACTAAGTTACAACTTCTAGAACAAATTTTTGTTATTTTTAATCCTAGTATACAGTTACAGAGCAACAGTAACCCACTAGATTGGACCAGTGTGTTTGAAATAGAGCTCACCGACATTACGTGGAGTAGCAGAGGCATTCCAGCTGGTGTTGATGAGACGTTAGACATTGCAACCATGACATTTAGTGTACCAATTTGGATTAGTCCTCCTGCTAAAGTAAAACGTCAAACCATCATTCAACAAATTGTTGCCGATATACATAAAGTAAATGATATTTCAGTTCTTGGTTATGATCAAGCATATGCTGACTTTTTTGGAAATATACCACAACAAGCCGAAGTTGTTGTTACTCCAGGTGACTACAAAGTATTAGTATCAGGTGCAACTGCTACACTAATTGCGCCAAATAACAATGCAGCTATTTGGAAAGATATTATCGAAATGAAGGGCGAACTTTCGATGACTAGTTTGTTAAAACTTAACATCAGCAACGACAGCGACAGTGATGAATTTCTTGTTGTAGGCAGCGTGGTTGCTAATCCGTTAAACAACACATCATTAATTTTTAATCTTGATGTTGACACATTACCGTCGAACACTTTAGCTGACTTAACTAAGATTGTTGATCCTACTGCTAGTAGTCCAGGAGATGGACTAGACACAGAAGAATTAGGTCAACGATACTTAATAACAGAATCAATTAGTGCTAGCGGATATCCCAGCTGGAATGTAGATGCTAACGAAAACGATATTATTCAATACGATGGGTCTAACTGGACTGTGGTATTTAATTCTGCCGCAGTTACATCAACTCAATATGTTACCAACGATTTTACATCAAAACAATTCAAGTGGACTGGCAGTTCATGGATAAGTAGTTATGAAGGAGAATATAATCCTGGCTACTGGAGACTTGTACTGTAATGACAACTGCCGCGGGCGTGGTATTTTTAGCAAAAGACACTGGTCGCTGCTTATTACAATTACGCAACTCAGATAAGAGATTTAAAAATACCTGGGGATTCTGGGGAGGCATGATTGAAAAAGGCGAGACTGTCTACGAATGTATCCAGCGTGAGCTCACAGAAGAAATTGGTTTTGTACCCGAACTTGCAAAATTAAATCCTATTGACGTTTATCAAAGTCGTGATAAAAACTTCTACTATTATAGTTTTGTATATCTAGTCCAAAAAGAATTTAGTCCTCTACTAAACGACGAAAGTGCAGGTTATGCCTGGGTTAATATAGGTGTTTGGCCGCAACCTTTACACAACGGTGCCCGACTAACATTAAATAAGAACGGCGGAACTGAAAAACTACACACTATTCTTGCTATTAATCGAGAATAAATAGTAAGATGAGTGATGATGTAGTTGATTTCGTACTGTTAAGAATACAGCACGAATTACAAAAATATGCTAAATCCAAAACTATACCTTTTGATTTATTAGAAGGTGCATATTCAATTGACGATATAAAAGTTTATTATTATGGCCAACTTTCAGAGGACTACAAAAAGATTGCTGATGCACTCATTAACGATTACGAAAAGAAAATAAAAAAAAATTTAGATAGCTTAAAACTTGCGTTAAGGAAAGACTATACTAGCACAATTAATCTGCTCGAAACCGACTCATCAGATTTTAAATTTCCCTCTGTCTTATCAAAATATCGACGCAATATAAATCCGATTCGAGCATTGTTCTATGAAATAAGAGAGCTGGTTAGAAGTTTTAATACTGATAACGAATATCATCATTGGCTTTATGGTTTAATTACAGACAACGATTATAATAACAAAATAATAGATGCTCTAAGCATAGATATTAAACGACTAGAAAAAATAGTTAGCAGATATTATTTACCTATGACAAAATATACAGATAAAATACCGCTAGAACTATTTCATGCTAGACAACTAATAAAAGACTTTCAACACTATAAAAATACATTTACTCGTATTAAATATTGGAATCCTGACGAGTAACTGGAATAAAATTTTTACTAGCGTATTCTAAATCGTTGTCTTTTGCGCGAGCCAGTACTTCGGATGCAAAAGATAAATTTTTAGTTGCTAGTAATATTTTATTATTAGCTATTACAAAATAGTTACCGTTATTATATTCAAGTTTAATCATTTTGATGTAGCCCTGTATACGCCATCAAAATCTTTAGGCGGTTTTTCGGATGTACGTTCTGCCATCATAGTATAATATCCTTTTAGCTCTCCGCTCCATATGCCAGTCATCGCTTCGCACATGTTTCTTGCTCGATTCCAATCGCCGCTGCGGTAAGCGGCTAACATTTTGTTGTGTGCAATTTCTGCTTTGTCATCAAACTTTTCTAGCACCGTGTAAATTTTTACAGGTTCTGTTTTGCCTTTTACTGCGAGTAAATCGAGCTCAATGACTTGGTATGTTTCTTGCACATATTCAGCCGTTTTTGGTCCGATAATGATTTTAACTCCGTAGGGTTTGGATTGACCTTCAAGGCGAGCAGCAAGATTAACCCCATCGCCAAGACAGGTATAATCAAAACGCTGATCGCTGCCCATATTGCCAACAACCACAGTATCAGTATTGATACCGAGACCCATACCAAAAGCTGGGATACTTTCTGCCTTAATTTCTTCATTGAATTCCTTTAGTGCTGATAACATTTGAAATGCTGTTCTAACTGCATCTTTGGCGTGCTGCTCGTTGTTCACAGGAGCATTCCAAAACGCCATTTGGGCATCGCCAATATACTTATCAAGCGTACCTTTGTTCTCAAGAATTGCTTTAGTCATTGCAGTCATATAGCGATTCATAATCTTAGTTAGACCCTGAACATCTTTACCGTAGTGTTCGCTAATTGTAGTAAAGCCTCTTACGTCTGTGAACATGATGCTTAGTTCTTGTTCGTTGCCACCAAGCTGTAATAGCTCTGGTTGACGTTGTAGCTGTGCTACTAGGTCTGGGCTTAGGTATGTGCCAAACTGTTTCTTAATTTGCTGCTTCTGTAAGAACTCGCTTACAAACTTAACACCATACACATGGAGGGCAACAAGGATAAGACCCAATGCGGTTGCTGTTGCATCTGTGAGCATGTTGTGGTTAACAAACAACCAATAAGAGCCACCGATGCTGGTAGCAATGCCCGCAACGGTGGTGATTAAACCCACATATGTCCAGCGTGATAGTAAAATTATAATTAAGCCCAGTGCTAATAACGCAGCAATTTCTGCAAAGTCTGCATAGTCTGGACGTTGAATGTTTACGCCGTTAAACATAGTACCAACTACTGCTGCCTGTAATTCATGTGGATGAACTGGGCCTAGTGCTGTTGGTACTGGGTTACTAATACCTGCTGCTGTTGGA